TTTCGGGGGGCTCCTCTGGTAGGGCTATCCGGTTCTACCCTCATTAGGAGCTATCCTATGATTGTAGTCCGTGAAGTGCTTGATTATGAGTTTATTCAACTCTTATCTTTACACTGTTCTCATTATCAACATTTTGAGAACCTGCTTTCTACCTGTGACCTTGCCATCTCGGATTTGGAAATAATTGTCCTCTTCTTTGATGGTTTAGGTCGTTGAGCTTCTTATATACATAGTATATAAGTTCCTTCAATGGGTGCTTCTTTGTATAAGCTAACCACTTAGGCTTAAGTCACCTATGTGGCGTTTATACATCACTCGAGGTTATTATGGAGCCTTACGTTAAGACGAGTCGAACCGGTTTTACACTTGACATGCGTCAGATGTCTTACCAAGGATTAGGGGTTAACCCCCCTTTATCCAACGATAATACTTATCGTGCAACTATTGGTTACACGAATGTTTTATCGGGTTCTAAGTTACCCTCTTTCCGGTCCCTAATTGCTAATGGTTATGGAGCCACTACTTCTTGTAGTGGTACGTTTTTCCATCAACCACCTCGCACTTATACCGAAATGGGTTTCACCGTCCAACAACGTTCGAACGGCTTTACTTATAGAGAGTTGTATACCGGTTTTCCCGGGTACTTCCTCCCTAATAGTATTACCCCTCCACCATCATCTCTTGTGACCAGTGTTACTAACCGTTGCATTCGTCTCTTCTTAGCTCGAGCTAAGTCAGCTCAACGCCGTGAGGAGTTGGGCGAAACTTTGGGAGAGCTTCGAGAGACAGTGCGTCTAATCACGAATCCTTTACAGGGTATTCGCACTCTTATTAAAGACCATTTCAGGCGGCTTAAGAAAAGTCGTCAAAGGTACCGAGATAAGGCATCCCTGTCTAAGGCTCTTTCGGATAGCTACCTTGAGTTCGTATTTGGCTGGAATCCCTTAGCTAAGAGTGTTAGTGACGGATATCGCGCTCTCCAACGGTACTCTCGTACCAATGGTTCGCGTCCATCCTATACTATCATTCGTGCTTCGGCTTCAGACACTTACGACGGTCATTCGGAGCTTTTAACAGCTTCTACTGACTGTACTCGTAATGTATATAAAGTAATTACTGGTAACACTAGTTACACTGTACGTTATATTGGCGCTATCGGATCGCATGCCTATGATTCTCCAGTTCCTGAACTCTCTATCCTTGGCCTTTCCACGGTCAACGATTTTGCTGTGACGGCTTGGAATCTCATACCGTATTCGTTCCTGATTGATTACTTCCTCAATATTGGGGATGTAATTGACTCATACACTTTTCGGTCAAGTGATCTTCTTTGGGGTAACAAGACAGTTCGCACTTGTGTTAAGCGGCAATTTCGATTGCAACTTAATACTCCTGCGCTCCTATTATCATTCCCAAACTCGACTCACAAGATCGTTGATTCGTATGTGTCGGGCGGTACGACTGTCACCGTTGGTGAACGTGTGGATTTTATCAGATCCCGCTTGTCTCCCCAAGATCTTATAGCACGCCTGGAGTTTCGACCTCCAGGTATCCTTAAGCCTTGGATTAACATTGCGGCTCTGATCTCTTCCAACCGACGTTCATTAACTCCTTTCTTTAAACGTTGACACCTCTTTGGAGAAATCCATGGCTCTTACCCTGTCCTCACCCGTTACGGGTGGTGCCCAGACTGGTTTTACGTCTCCGACGTATACCATTGTGGCGGATACTCCGCCAACGAGTGCCGGCAAGCAGTACGCTGTATCCGCCTTGGGCGGAACGCAGACTGGTGTCGATTCCTCGTCTACCCCCTCCCGCCCGTTCACTATCACCCTTTCTCGCCCCCAAGTCCTTCGAGGCCTTGGTGTTGTTGATCCGGTGACTGGTGTTCTTCGGTCGGTTCCTCGGAACGCGTACAAGATCCTTGTCCGGAAAGGCGTCACTCCTCTATCAGGCCAAGCTTCGGTCCCGATGCAAATTCGCACGGAAATCGAAGTTCCTGCTGGAGCTGATGCCGCCGATCCGGCCAATGTCAGGGCTGCTTTGTCTCTCATGATCGGAGCTCTTAATCAGATCTCCGCTTCAATCGGTGACACTGCAGTCACGGGGGTGATCTGAGAACATGTTTCGTGATCTCAGATCTCTTCGTGATTTCCTGATCTGGGTTAAACCCAGATGTCTTACGCGTCAGAGGGTAGCAATATGGGTATTCATCCTGTCGCTCTTTCTTCTATGGTTGAACTGGATCTCGGCGGGCAAGTACCAACCTTTGGGTCAGGTACTCTCCCTCCTAACTGCTCTTATAAAGAGTTTGTTTCGTATCATCTTAGTCGTGATGTGATTCGTAAATGGATCCCGTCACAAACAGATGATATTGACAAAGCAAGCTTCGAAAGCTTTCTCAAAGCTAACGAAGAATGCAGCAGTTGGCAGCCTGTCTTTGAGCAAGAGATTGACTATGTGCTCTTCGGAGAAATCCGCAGAGTCTTAGACTTTTTCTTCCATCCTCAGGGCAGCATGCTCTTCTCGTCCTATTTCGATTTTCTCGGAAAAGGGCGGGTTGGGCCTGGTGCAGCAGTTGGTGCTAGGGGGAATAGCTTATATGCTAAACTCTTTTCATCAACTCTTACTGCTACTTCCAGTAACTTGTACAGAACGTACAAGGAGTTTGTTGAATGGTTCCCTTTCTTCGATGAGGCTGAAGCTCATCGGTCGTCGGAGTACGGGGACTGCAAACTAACTCTCCATAGCCGTTGCAGCTTTGTGCCAAAAACGAGCAAGTCGAGTCGGATGATATGTGTCGAGCCTTCGGTTAACATGTTCTGTCAACTGGGGCTCGCTACTTTGTTGGAAGAGAGGCTAAAGTCTTACTTCAATGTAGATTTAGCTACTCAGCCAGCTGTCAACCGTGAACTTGCCAGGATCGGAAGCCTTGATGGGTCTTTCTCTACGATCGACCTATCTTCCGCTTCTGATCGTATCTCCCTTAACTTGTGTAAGGCTCTACTTCCTAGTTGGGTATTTGATACCCTACTAGAACTTAGATCTCCTTATACTCGTTATGGTGATACTTCTGTCAAGCTTCATATGCTGTCTACCATGGGTAATGGTTTTACCTTTCCCATGCAGACTATCATATTCTCGGCCTGCATTGTCGCTGCGTATAACGTCTTGGGTATCCCCCTTGACGGCACTTGGTCCTGCTTTGGTGACGATATCATTTGTACTAAATTAGCATTTAATACCGTGATTCGTTGCCTTCGCATGATTGGGTGCAAAATAAACAGTGACAAGACCTTCAATGAAGGTCCGTTCAGGGAGTCGTGTGGGGCTGATTGGTTTTATGGCCAACCAGCCAGGAGCGTTTTCGTGAAGAAACTCTCCTCTCCGCATGATATCCTTGTCGCCATTAACTCACTAAATGCTTGGTCTGCTTATACTGGGATCGGTTTGTACAATACTGTACAGCTTCTTATCAGTTGGTTACCTAGGCGTTTTCGCCTACCGGTGCCTGCTGAGGAGAATCCCGATTCTGGTATTTGCGTTCCAAGCACTTTACTGAAGGGGTTGAGAAGGGATAAGAATGCTTCGGTAATTTACCGTCGCTTTCGAGTCTCACCTAAATCAATCTCTATTGGTGATGGGTATATCCGTGTACCCAGGTGCGTTAAGAAGCTTTCGTACAACCCTTGCGGGTTGTATGTGAGCTTTCTTTTTGGCGAGCTGGCTTCCTTTAGGATAAATATCAGGCATGATAATTTATACTATAAGGCTAAGCTCGGTGTGACCCCTAGATGGGATTACATACCGGTTGATAAACTATTTAACGGTTATAGTTTATCTTGGCAGCAGTGGGAAACTGCTGTGATCAATAATATTGATC